TAACCATCTACTCCACTACGATCATCATCTGCACGATATGAACGTAAATACATTTCATATGTAAGGGCAGGTAAGGCAGCTGGGTCAGAACCATTTAATGATTTAAGATAAAATGTTTCCCAATCAGCCTTAGAAAAATCTGCGGGAAAATCATAGGAGCCTACACCTGCTGTTAATTCCTGCGTATATGTAACTAGTGTAAAAGGCCACTCTTGTGCCTCTTGCAGTAATTCACGAATAGATGAATTGATTGCATCTTTCGCTACGGACTGAACGTTACGAACAGAATCAAAATCAGCTGAGTTAATTGCAACTTCGTTTAGTCTACGAAGTAACTCATTTACTAGGTTGATGTAAGTAGCCATAGATATCTATCCAATCAAAAGAGTATTGGGGCTACTGTAATAGCAGCCCCAAACTTTATTTTAGGCCAAGTTGTACTTAGCTGTGACAAGAGCTTCTGGACGAAGAATCTTGCGACCGTATAGATGCATACCACGAACAATGTCAGCGAATGAATCTGGATCACGGTAAGTTTCAGTCTTGTTGATCTGCTCGGCAGTTGCTACAGAAGAATCATGACCAGCAACAACTACACCATAGTTAGTGTTTTGGTTTGCTGTACCTGTAGTAGATGCGCCTGTGCCTACAGAAGGAAGGTTGTTTGAAACGTGTACACGGAAACCGTGGAAGTTATTCAAAACCATACCATTCTGGATGCCAGAACCACCGAAGTCTGCATTCAATAGACGTGAATCTTCATCACGAAGTACTTCCATCATCACGGGGTCAACAACGATCCAGCGACCTTGTGTCGGTACATTTTGTGCATCCAACAAACGTGCCATACGTGCAACAAGCATTGCAGGTGAGACATAAGCAGTTGGAAGTGCAGTTGCACCGGGAAGACGTGCAGCAACTGGAATAGAGTGATCCGCAGCACCTGATGTAGTAATGTTACCAAACGAACCTTTGATCAGCTTGTTAGCTGCCAACAATTCGTCAGAACCTGCAGCAGTATTTGCTTTAGTTCCGTTAACGGCATCATTTACTGCTCCTGCATTTGCGTGTAGTGCGGTTTGTTTATAACCAGCCAAATAGCCAAGAACTTCTTGGTCATGTTGGTCAGCCAAACGGAAGGCAGCACGATCAGATGCAAGTGTTTGGAAATTGATGTGGCTATGAGCCTCCTCAATGTCATCCACTTTAAAAGCAAAATAGTTAGCTTTATCGACAACTAACGAGAAATCGTTATCTGTCAAGTCTTGCTGAGTGATAGTTGTACCACGCAGATACGCAGAGACTGAAATCTCTGGCTCTTTGATGATCTTAACTGTGTCACCCATGTTGGCGATTTCGCCAAAATAGTCGTTGTTAGTGATTGCGTCAACAATAGATGCCTTGCGGAATGCAAGTTGCACCTGTTTGCTGTAAATTACAGGCGAGAAGTTGCCTGAGTTCAGGTT